TTTTTTTTTTTTTTTTTATAATTTATAAAATGAAAAATGTAATATTGAGAAATGGCAATAGCACACAAATAAAAGAGCGAAAGTTTCTATTTTAATAGAAAGTAGAATCCACCGGATGAGACGGAATCTGTAGGCCAGGTACGCTGACACTCAGAATAAGTACGTTCAGATAAATCGTAGTTTTGAGACCAGATTTCATCGAAAGTTGGAAAGTACTTAGGAAGAGGAGGGAGGTTTAGACGTTCTCTTTCAGTATATAAACGAGTTGAGTATTTTAATTTAGTTCCGAGTTGTTCGGTTATAAATTTAAATACATCTTCGCATACGCGATAGACTTCTTTTGAAGAGCCCATCGAAGCTTGAGCGATTCCGATTGAAGCGGAAGCGGTAGCAGAGAGAGTCTGAGGATGCTCAGGATAGAGGAGGTGAGCAAGGAGGTCGGCAGCAGGACGAGTTGCTTCGCCATTGACATTGACGTCATAGTGAAGAACTGTTTGTCCAGTGAGAGACGGAGTAAATCTTGACTTCTTAGTTGAAAGTTTAGCATCGAAGCGAGTTCTTGCTTCACTTGCAATAATATCAAGATATTTTTGTCCATAAATAGTATAATACTGCTCAGGAAATAGGCAGAGAGAATCATCACCTTGAACAAATAATTGAAAATTATCTGATTCGATGTTAATTCCAGTAGCACTTAAGCAGGTTAGGATCATAATTGAATTGACAAATGAATCAAGCAGTTGTGTTTGCATAAATCCAGAAGCAATACCATTATGTTTCCAAATATACATTTTGTTAGTAGGAGTAAGGACGGGGTAGTGTTTAACTAAATCAGTCATCCAATACCAAAGGTTCTCGATTCGTTGAGGATCGGTTTTACCATTGGGATAGAAGATTGTCGGTTCATAGCGTGAAAAATCAAACCATGAGCGCCAGATTTGGTGTACATCATCGATAATCTCATGAAGAGCACGACGATCAAATCCAGACCAATCAATAGAGAGGACAGAGTTATAACGCTTGTGACTAGAACGGTTGAATAGCTTGCGCCATCCACCTTTCATTGTCTCGAATCCCCAAAGCATAGGTGAGTTTACGTTATTTAGATATTCCTTTTGAAGGTTCCAAATAAACATATTCTCAACTTGGAGGAAGAGTTTCGGAAGACCGAAGACAGCACGAAGTTTATCGGGTTCGTCTTCAGCAACCAAATGGGAGCGAGCGTGTAAAGTAGTAAAGTAATATGGTTTAGGAGTGTTAGTATTAATGTTCCAAAATTGTGGGTATTTATCTTTAATATCATGAACAAGGATACGGTTATCAGAAAAAATCTCGTTGTAAAGATTGTGAAAACTAGTTCTTGAATCAGAATTAATTCCTTCAGCCTGTTTTTGGCGAAGTAGATGTTGATACTCAGGTTTAATAGAATATGGAGCTTCTGCGGAGACAGAAAGAGTCCAAGGATAGTAACGAAGGTCAGGATACGCAATTGGGTATAAAGTGCGAGAGGGACGAAAGAGTTTTTCGACGACACGGAGAGCTCGATTATAATGATAATCGCGTTTTACCGGGTGAAAGTTTCGATTCGTACGCTTAAAGTCGACTTCAATATCTTGAGGTCCACCAGCGGAGCGACGGAAACCATGAATTGCCTGTCTAGCTAATTCAGGAGAGCAAAATTTATATATCGCTTTCTTAATTAGTTTTTGACGGAATTCAAATTCTCGACGTTTTTGCGTTTCTTTAAATTGTAAGAATGACCGAGGGACGGCATTCGAACGACCTAGAAAAACCAAGTTAGACATGTTGAACTGGGAACTGTTGTTTAAAGTTAAAGTAAACAGAGAGAACAGGGTTCGTTTTCGTATGAGTAGGAAAAGCGG